CCAATGGATCGATGGGAAATACAATAAATGGTGTTCTTACATCTCCTGATGGATTTAACCTGATCCAAAACCAATCTTCAGGTAATGGGTCAAGTGAAAGTGTTGCTTGCAATCCAAATCCGCCAACGAAATTTTGATAAACTACCTGAACTGTGTGAATCCCGTCTGTGTATCCATAATAAGCATTACCGCGGACTTGTTCGCCGATGACATTCCACTGTATTCCAGTGTTTGACATCATTAAAACTGATTTACGAATTGCCATAGTGTTCCTTATTCTTTATTGTATTTATCAGAATTTAACAAGAAACAAAGCCCATAAAAAAACCTCCCGGAGGGAGGTTTTGTTTGGTGGATTAAATTTACAATGTAATTTTCTCTTCGATAACTGGTTCTAAAACACTTACGTTAATTTCATCTCCGACAAGATCAACATTAACTCGTCCTCCGTTTGCCAATTTACCAAACAAGATTTCTTTGGACAATGGCATCTTAACTGATTTTTCAAATAGTCGTTCAAATGGCCTTGCACCCATTTTCGGATCAAGTCCCTTTGCAGCAAGCCAATCGCGTGCTTGTTGTGTAACGTTGATTGTGATATTCTTGCCTGTCAACATTGCTTCAGTCTTTTCAACTTCGGCATTGACAATAAGATTCATTTCAACCATTGTTAACTTGTTAAATTTGATAGTAGCATCTAAGCGATTTCTAAATTCTGGACTAAAGAACTTTTTAATTTCCTTATCTACAACATCTCCATTATCTTGATTACCAAAACCAATCTTAAGTTTCTCTGCATCTGCAGAACCCAAGTTAGCTGACATGATAATAATCACATTGGAGAAATCAACAGTTTTACCCTTTGCAGAAGTTAAACGTCCATCATCCATTACCTGTAATAAAACAGTCATGACATCCGGGTGTGCTTTATCTACTTCATCGAGCAATAAGACGCAGTTTGGATCAGTATCAATTGCTTGAATAAGCTGTCCTTCTCCCATCTTACCTTCCCCGTGTCCAACATATCCTGGAGGTGCACCAATAAGTTTAGATACCGTATGCTTTTCCATATATTCAGATAAGTCAAAACGTACGAACTTAACACCAAGTGCCTTTGCAAGTTGTTTCGCTGTATAAGTCTTACCAGTACCAGTTGTGCCAGTAAATAGGAATGTTCCAATTGGTTTAACCGGATTACGTAATCCTGCCTTAGATAAGAAGATAGCTGCTACCAGCCCATCAATGGCTTCATCTTGCCCATAAACTACGTTTTTAACGCGCGGAGCAAGGTTAGCAAGTGCGTCATTTTCCTTCAAATCCATCATCTGCGGCGGAATCTTAGCAATCTTGGACGCTTGCATTAATATGGTGTCGGTAGTTACAGTCTTTTGCTCATTTAATTTCGCAATAGCTCCAGATGAGTCCATAATATCAATGGCTTTATCTGGGAAGAATTTATTCTTCATGTATCTATCAGCAAGTTCAACACATAGATCCGTTGTTCCTTCGTCGAAGGTTACCCCGTGGAATTTCTCATACTGATAAGCAATTCCTTTAAGGATTAGTTTTGTTTCCTCTGCAGAAGGTTGATTGATGTCGTACTTTTGGAAACGACGTAACAATGCTTTATCCTTCTCAAAGTGCTCATGAAACTCATCATATGTGGTGGCACCGACACACATTAATTCACCTTTAGCAAGCATTGGTTTGAGTAGATTACCTGCATCCATTTGACTACCGGTTGTAGAACCAGCACCAAGAATCATGTGAATTTCATCAATGAACATGATACAATTCTTAAGGCTCTTAACTTGGTCAAGTACACCTTTCAAACGTTCTTCAAAGTCGCCACGGAATTTTGTTCCTGCAAGCAATGCTCCAAGATCCAAACTGTAGACAACTCTATGTTGCAATGCTTTTGGAACTTCTTTCTTAATAATCTTTAATGCAAGCCCCTCCGCAAGTGCTGTTTTACCCACACCTGGTTCGCCTACATAAATCACATTGTTCTTTTTACGACGTGCAAGAATTTCGATTGTATCTGCAACCTCTCTTTCACGGCCAATTACAGGATCGATGGTTCCATCTGCTGCTTCTTTATTCAAGTTGCGTGCAAACATATCAAGCGGAGTCTCATCACCCTCACCTGTTTTATTCTTCTCGTCTAATTTGCGTAATTGAACAATAATTTTTTCACGTGTAACGCCATTCTTATTTAAGAAGTAATATGCATGACTAGTTTCTTCACTAAGAATGCTTAGGAGAATACCTTCATTGCTTAATTCATTTCTTCCGCTAAATACAAGTTGTGTAAGCGCACGTTGAAATGTTCTTTGTAAGACAGCAGTTCGTTTAGCAGGAACTTCTTTCAAAGCCTCTGGCTTTTTCAATTCAGGATTGCCAAGAAACTGAATGACATCAGCTTTAATTTTTGCTGGTTGAGAATTAATGGAAAGAATAAGTTCATTGACATCCTTCTCATGAAGCAATGATAACAAAATATGTTCCAGCGTAACGTATTCATGATTGTTATCATTGGCTATCGCAACTGCCCGATCAACCATTTTTTCTACTTTTTTTGTACTCATTGTTTTCCTTAAATATTAATTGATTCTCTACGAGGAAGATTCTTCAATACTGTCTTGTCATTCTCTGAAAGATCTTTCGGAATTACAATAGTAATGCGAACCAACATATCACCTATGTGATTTATTTCAGGATTTTTCATTCCTGTTCTCGAAAGTTTAACAATCTGCCCATTTTGAATTCCTGCAGGTATGCCAAACTGTAGTTTAGTTCCATCAAGGTGTTCGAGAATCGCGTTCATACCTAATATTGCTTCAATTGCACTTATGGTAATATCAACCATTAAGTCATCTAGAGCACGTTTAAATTTTTCATGGGGAATAACGTCGATTCTATACATTTTTCCACCGACATATAATTTGGTACCAGAACGTATTCCTGCAGGAATTATAATTGTGTCGGTATCACGCTTAACAAGTCTACCAGAGTAAGCGTCTTTTAATGAAATATTTATAACAACCACTTGAGGCTGATTATGGTTATTGAAACCGCCAGAATGGTGCTTAAATAATTCTTCGAAGATATGATTCATATCTCCGGCATTATCAAATGTCCAAGTTCTGTGGGTGGTATGCGTACTATGTGAATTGTGATGGGTAAACGAATTTTGATCTGTATGTCCATAATGGTCATACATTTCTCGTTTTTCGCTGTCACTGAGAGTTTCGTAGGCTTCTTTAGCCTCTTTGAATTTTATTTCAACTGATGCTTTCTCAGCTTCACCCGATACCTTGTCAGGATGGTATTTACTAGCCATCTTACGATAGGCCTTCTTGATATCGTCCTCGGAGGCATTTTTTGCAAGGCCAAGGACATCATAATAGTCCCGTTTGCTCATATATTTTAGAGCTGCCATTACGGCAGCTTTCTGTTTTAAAAACGATAAGTGATACGACCTAAATTCAAGTCGTATGGGCTGAGTTCAATCTCAACCAAATCATCCAACAATATCTGAATATTGTTCTTCCTAATCTTTCCACTGATAACGGCGTTCAAGATATGCCCGTTTTCTAGTTTAACCTTAAATCGAGCACCGGGTGATGCGTCAGTGACGCGTCCCTTAGCAATAATTACATCATCTTTTGAAGCCAAGTTATCCTCTATATAAAATTTCAGTATTTCTAAGTAACATTACCTTATCGTCCCTATTCACGCTAAGGAATTTACCGATTGGCAGAACTTCAACATTTCCTAAGATATGTTCTACTGCTCTTGCCTCGGTTGTCTTACTGCTTAAATCGAATGCTGATTCAGCTAAAAAATTTCGACCTATAACAGTATCATAGTCTCCAATGTCCACCATTTCGGCGATCACTTTTTTACTATTAGTGCCCATTGTAACATTATTTCCGTCAAAGTTCAAGTAGATTAGCATTGAATCCTTTAAAAATTCTTTAACTTCTCTTTGTCTGGATTCTTTCATATATTCATCCTTGCTAACGTACTCTTCCGGGTTAAGCATTATATTATTATACAATTCCGGATCATTAAATTTATATACCACATCATCTGTCAAATATGTCTTTACTTCCCAGTCCATCTTTCCGGTTAAATTTCCAACGTCCTTTAGTAAGGCTTGAAATTTGTTTGGAAAGGTATCATCTCTCGACATTTCGACAAAGACGAGATAGCGCCCTTCTTCATCTGTATTAGGACTTACTTCAACATCCAGGGTGTCGATGGACCCTCTTTGGATGAATGTGTTTAGGTCATCGGCCGGATTTTGATCATCAAGATAGAAAGCTACAACGATTACATCTTTGTCATCGCCAGCTTTTGGTTCAAACTCGTCAATCGAAACGTTAGGTAACACGGTGCCTGCTAGATCGCCATTTTTTAAGCTCATACTTCTTCCTCTGGAGCACCTTCTACTGGAGGCATTCCACCCTCTTGTGGCATTTCACCTTCCGGAGGTGGCATCTCCTCCGCAGGTTGTTCTTCTTCCGCATATGCACTTGCTAATTCTTGATTTGTGTCTTCAATATCTTTTTGTATGATATCATCTAAATCTTGCAATCCGCGGTTGATATACTTAATCGGCAATTCAATTGTAATAAGCCAAATGTCATTATCGACCATTTTGGCACGTTTAGTTTCTGGGTCTACCCAGTCCTCTGGTCCTTCTACTTTCACAGGTCTTTTAAAGACACCTTTTCTGTAATTTACTTTAGCGCCAAGTTTTGTTAGGCGCAATCCTGCATCTGGATCTGGCATCATTGCATATGGATACATCCACACTGTTTTGTACCAGTATCTTCCAATATCTGGGCCTTCCACCAATTCACCAAGAATCCAATTCCTGTAGGCGAAGATTTCAGCATTGTCTAATGTTCTTTCAAACTCAAGTAAGGTGTCAAGGATTTTCTCACCTTTTGAAATCCCTACTAAAGTTTGCTTGATGGTATCAAGATCTGTTGTCATTCGTTACCCTCTTTTTAGTATTTATCAATAAGACTAAAGATTTAAAAATATCGCATTACTGATTTTTATATTGAGATAAGTAGTTAGTATGCAAAATACAATCGATAAAGTTATCGAATTTCCTGTGGATGGACAATTCCTGTCTGACAACTCCACGCACTCCAAAAAATCACATCAAAGGAGCACAACCTTGAGCAAAAATCGTAGAATGGCAAATAATCAGCCACACGCTCGTTCATCGCAAAATTACGCCGATGAGACACAAACCAATATAGTTAAACTAGGCACTCGAAATTATAGAAAGGTAGAAATGTTACCTCGTAATACTGCACAAGAAGCATATATTGAAGCATTGCTAGAAAAAAGAATGGTATTCGCCGTGGGCCCGGCAGGTACAGGTAAAACAATGTTAGCGGTAGCTCGAGCTATTAAGGCATTGAGAGAACAAGAGATTAAGAAAATTATCATAACACGCCCAGCAGTCAGTGTCGATGAAAAACATGGATTTTTACCAGGGGACTTAAATGCCAAGATGGAGCCTTGGACGCGTCCTATATTTGATGTATTCGAAGAATACTATGGATTACCAGAAACAAAACGTATGCTTGATGAAGGCATTATTGAAATTGCACCACTAGGATTTATGCGTGGACGTACTTTCAAATATTCATATATCATTGCAGATGAAATGCAAAATGCTACACCAGACCAAACCAAAATGTTATTAACACGTATTGGTGATGGTAGCAGCATGGTTATCACAGGTGACTTGAAACAACACGATCGTGGATACGATAAAAATGGATTGAAAGACTTCTTAGAACGTCTGGCATCAAAACATTCGAGGAATATGGTAGTTTGCACATTTAGATGCGAGCACATTGAACGCGATCCGTTGGTTGCGGAAGTCCTTGATATATACGGCGAGGAAGATTAAAAAAGGCCCCTTAAGGGGCCTTTTTATTTGTCTTTCTTTTCTTTCTCTATAATTTCTTCTAGCTGTCTTTTATATCTTGCTGCTAAAGCTGAATCGGTCGGTGATAATCTCTGATTTGGTGACTGTTCTCTTTTAATATCTAATTCAAATAATTTATCTTCAAGCATCTGCTTTCTTAAAGTAGTCGATGTCTGTTGAACTGATTGCTGTAACTGCTGATAGTTCTTTTCAACATCATACGCATGAGCGTATCTCGAATCAATTGCAAAAAGTGCCACCACGAGAGAAATTACTGTTCCGGAAGAACCGAACAATACTATCCATGGATTATCTTTGACAGTTTGCATTACTTGCATGTCGATATTTACCAACCGACATACAGCAATTATATTGGAAGATTATATTCCTTGCAAACTAATTCGTAAATTTGTCTCCATGGATTTTCCGGACCAACAATAGGAAACTCTTCGGTATCATAATGTTGATTATGTTCGTGTTGAATTAGAACTGGTCTAAGCCCAAGATCGTATCCTGCTTCTGCATTCTTTATATGATCTTCAATCCAAAATAAACCAGATCCCTCCCAAGACATTAATGCAGATCTTTTATGGGCACCCATTTCCAAGCACACAATATCTAAGAAATTATCTCCATAGATATTTTCTAAATTTTCTCTGCGATATTTTATAGCATCCGGATGATCACTAAGGCTTGAAATACAAACAAATTTGAATCCGTAATCAACTAATTTAGGAATATATTCTATAGAATCTAAATAAGGTGGTAAATCGCTAATATAAGGACTTTCATTATATTCACGAACTAATTCACGAGATTCATCATACGTAATACCAAATCTCTCAGCCATTGAATAAACATGTTCCGTATCGGGTATTAATTTATGCCCTTTACTTTCCATGAATTTTTCAAACCCGGCAAGCCAGGTTACTAATACACCATCAGCATCAGTTAAAATTATCTTATTCATATATCAAAAACGGTCCTTTGTCTTTCATTGCCGAATTGGTCAATAAACGGTTGTTCTGGTTTCTCTTCTTCTTCGATCCTGTTATCACCGTAAGCTGCATCAAGTTCCGACATTTGCTTTTCGTACTTTGTACGAACATATCCTTCAAAGGTGTTATAATCGGACATTCCATGACGTTCACCCTTAATCATTTTACGATTGATATAATCACCAATGGCGCTACCTGTTAGAATATGTCTATCCTTAATACGATTGACAAATTCAACCTGTTCAGCAACTTCCCATTTTACTATCTCGTTTTTTCCACGACCCGGATGTGAACCCTTGGCTACTTGATTTTTATGTGATAAGACAATAAACACTTTTTCTTCTTTCATATTTTTCCTTATTCTGCTGCAATGAGTTCAAGTTCAACTAATGTTGCACTCAAGTTAATTTCTAAATCGGAACACATTGTATGATTTACTAATCCATCGCGAATTATTAAAATACATCTATCTTCCTTGTTTGTATTTCCATCAGCCCATACATCAAGATTTTGATACATGAACCTATATAGATCTTCGTATTCTTCTTGTTGAATTTGAGTGCAGATAAGCTGCCTGGCTTCTTTAAATCTTTTAGATCTAAACAACGCAATCATATCAAGTCTGTAGTCAGCTATATCCTCTGCCCCTTCGCCTGGTTTCTGCAATTTACCATCAAGGGAATTTGCTTGAACCATGCTAATACCTCTGCGTAAGTCTGGGTAGGTTTTATCAACGATAAGATCTAACGCTTCAGGGTCAATTTGAATACCTTCAAGTGTTAATACATTAATTAAACGTAAACAGAATTCATCCCTGTCTAGTTTATCTATATGTAACCTACCCATTTCGCAACGTGAATGGATAGCAGTGATAAGCTTATGAGGATAATTGCAAGTTAAAAGAAAACGTACACTATTAGAATATTTTTCCATTACACCACGCAATGTTCCTTGAGCTGGAGGACTAAGCCCATCAGCTTCATCAAGGAATACATATCGCATTTCACCGTAACCCATTGTTTCGGAAAATTTAGCGATTGTTTCACGAATGAAATCAACACCATTATCTTTAGAAGCGTTAACTTCTAAAATATCAAATGGGTCTATATTCAACTCATTTAAAAGAGCTTTAACGAGTGTGGATTTTCCTGTACCCGGAGATCCAGATAAGAGCATATGCGGAAGTGCTCCTTCCGCAAGCCACCTGTCAACTTGCTTTCTTTGATTCTTATCTTTAAAGACATAACCATCTAGTTTAGGTGGTCTATATTTTTCAACCCATAGTTCTTTCACGTTGGTGTCCCTTTAATAATGCATTCGTTACATTGTAACGTATCGGCACTATGAACGTCAAGCCCATCGCGAAAAAATTGCTGTCTCCGGATCTGTGTCAGAAACCAGCATGACAGATTTGGGCCATTCTACTCCCCATAACTGTATATCTGTTTCTCCATCTTTTACTTTAAGCATTCTCGTCCAGCGACCATTTTCAATTAAAATCCACTGACCGGGTACAATTTCAGTAATGTCGTCTCCAACAGAATAAACCTTTCCCCAGCGAGGACGAATGCCTTCACTTTTACCATTGTCATCAGGAAGAATAATTCCATTTACAATTCTAGAGCCACGCTCAAGATCTGTAACCAGAACTTTTTTGGGTAATGCTTTTACTTTCATTTATCTTCTTTCATAACAATATCACCACTCGGTAACTCTACTTCTGTTAACTTGCCTTTTGATTTTTCAGCTGGTTTTTCAGTTAACTTTGGTGATTCAATTGCTGCGGGAGCCGGTCCTTTTAATCCTGATTTAATAATTGTAGTTTTTACTCGGTGATGTTCTCTTGCAATTTGATCAGCAGTTTTGGTAACAAGTTGACCTTTGATCTTATCACCCTTAGCATTTACACCCATATTTCCCATTGCTGGTACTTTTTCATTTTCACGACGTAGAGAATCCATATCTAATGATACGCCGCGGTATGTCACATGTCTACTCATTTGTTATTTTCCTATTTTAAATAATCCCTAATGTCAAATCCATATTTTAATGAATCTACTCTGTGTACACCTATTAAATATAATATATAAGAAGAAACACTAGATCCACGACCTACTCCCCATATGAAATTATTTTTTCTCATGTAATCAATAAGGTAGATAAACAACCTTAACAACATGATTAAATCTCTTTCTTCATAAAGTATATATTCTTGATTTACTCTAATAATTTCTTCTTCAGTCTTACATTTATCTAATAGCCATGCTTTCACATCTATTTGCTGATAAATCATTGGAAATATCCATTCATCAGCGCATTTTTGATGGAAGTCATCGAACGTTAATATCTCTTCGGGTTCACCGAGAAATACAATTGTTTCCTTTAGAAGTTCTTGTTGATATTTTTGGAAGAGTTCAATCTCCTCATCAAATACAACATTCAAATGCCCTATATTTTTTCCTTGAAGTAAAAGTTCTCTCAAATGATCGCTAGATAATATGGCTTGACCATACATATTTATTTTCATTCGACTTTTCTGGGTTTCCATTTTTCAACCTGAACAATTCTAGCAGGTTCTTTAACCATACCTATTTGTGTACTTTCCATCTCAGCTACTGTTTTCTCAAATTCAACCATCGGATCAACAATATCTTTGAAAATCTCTTCATCGGATTCTTCTGTATCATTTGGCTTTACAAATTCAAAACAGAAACCGTCATTTCTTTTCCACCACGGAGTTATATCCCTACATTTTCCATCTGTATAATAATCAACAGTTGAATGAGGTAACTCATAATCTCCTGTTAGACAATCATATGTATATTGAAGAGAAGTATCACTAGCTTTAAGCCTAATTTCACCAATGCCCATTTCATTTCCAGCAAGTGCTGATAGCTTAGAATGAATGAGTCTTACAACTAAATCATCACTAGGATTGCCGGGGCAATACATTGTGATGTTAGACGATAAATTCGCAATATACAAGTCATCTTCCGATTCTACATCAACAAGCACGATGTCTTGCAAGTTAGCATCGAGCCAGAAGTATAATTTTTGAAAAATTACACTGGCACGAGCTTCAACACTTTCTTTTGATTTAGACTTTTTAGAAGATATAATTAAGTCAACAGATAAGTCCCAATCAACAGGTGTAAGGTATCCTTCTTGAATTCTTACACCTGTAAACTCAAAACTCATGGTCATATAATTTCTTATAATACTTTTTCCATGGGTCATCATTATTACCCCTCCAATTTGCCTAATTCAATGGGCTTATTAGCATTCGGGAATTTTTTTGCATGTTCGTCATCCATTATTTTTGCCAATCTCTTTTGTCTCTCATCTTCAAGAGATTGGATGACTTCTCTAATACTCATAACTGCTGGAGTATGGCCAAGCGTTTTTTGCATATTCATAAATGTATATGCTCTTCCTAGTCGCTCGATAATTTCTTCGTCGGTCAATTTAGCCACGTCGAGAAAAGGGTGCATAAAACTCCTTAGTTATTGTATTTATGGTTAGGTTAAAGCCGAACAGAAAAACTCGATATGGCATTAATCTTATTCCGTAACATAATTGTTAATGCAGATCTATATTTTTCAGCTTCATCCTTATCATAAAACATTTCCGTATAGTCTGGTTTTGAAAACGGTATGATCGGTAAATTTCCTAGATTGAAAATTCTTCCGTTTAAATCAAATTCAGGTCCTTGAATGTATTTTTCTTCACTCAAACAATAACTTGCTTCAATAAATTGTGTAGTTAGAATATCCTCTAAGGTTAGCTCTCGAATACCTCGAAGGATAGGATTAGAACCCAGAACAACAGGCTTCTCAATTGTAATAAGAGATGGGTCTTCGTACCCATCTCTTATATTGGTTAAACCAGCGAAAATAATATAGACAGAGTCATGTCTTAAATCGATAAGTTGTTCTATAAATTCAACCCGTGTTTTCCATAAGAAATCAGGATCAAGTTCTTGATCCCAAGGTTGAATTAAATTAGCTGACATTCGAGCTGTCTTAAAATAAGACACCTCTGCAGAAGAACTCTTTAAGTATTTAAAATTTCTAAATTCATCAGTGTAAAGTTCAGGATTCATCTGCTTCTACTACTTCATGGATGGTAAATTCTCTTTTAGGCCACATTGTTACCTGAATGGACTGAACAGAGATAGATAATCTAAATTGCAGAGCATCCATCTCATCTGCAAAACAGATATAGCCGCGAAGGCGGCTAATATAATTATTATCAAAAAGTGAAGAAAAGATATTTGATAGAGTGGCACCACCCACTACCACAGGAGGGTCTGGTTCCGAATCATTTTTTACTTGCCAATTCTCATATTCTAATTGAGAATAACCCCAGGTCCCTTTAAGTAACCTATAAGCGGACCTGGTAATTTTTCTATATTCGGCATTGGCCACATCGGGCAACATATCAGGAAACTCAACCCTAACCACATACGGGTTAGAGAAGAATATCTTGCTATTGGTGTGAAGCCTTTTGACGATCATATGTATTCGTGATGATCCCTATGAAATCTGGTAACGTCTTCCTTGTCTGAAAAACGCAATAGAACGAATTGTCCCATATCCAGTTCAGCATAAAGACCCTTAATGGAATCTAGGGTTTTGTAAATTGCTTCATGACGACGATAAAAAGTACCAGGATGCACCCTGACAGACATCCAGTCGGCGGTATAACCATCAACGCTAATGGGATCACCAACAATACATTTTCCTTGCTGCTTCATTTACAACTCCTTAGTTAGGTTTATGAATCCAAATCCATTTGTCATAGATTGCTCTTGCCAAAATATTGCCACTTACAGTTCCACCTATTGTGTTGTGCAGAGCAATCATTGAAATGGTATATTCTTTTCCGGAAATCGTTCTTATGGAGACGGAAACATCCCCTTTAAGTTTATCAACAGTTGCGTCTTCAGTTGTTCCATGAAACCGCATAGATTCAATAAACTTAAAGGGGATGATTTCCCCTTCATCCGTGTAAATAGAATGATCTCCGTATAATGACATTAAAGAAGACTCAGGTACAGCGAACTCGCCGGATCAAAATCCTCACGGAAAATGTAGATCTTCGGACTCACTGGCTTGCCATTCTTCAGAGTTTTCAGCACACGGCCTTCCATAGTCCATTTGTCCTTACCTTTGCCAACGTTGGTGTTCAGCCAGTTGACGAGCTTGTAGAAATGTTCACGATCGCGAATCGTGACACGGAAGTTATGAGCTGCATTCTTTTCCTTGAGGTTTACCGGTTGATTGGTAACGACAGGAGTTTTTTGCTTGTTCATGTTACACTTTCTAAAGTTAAGTTGTTGAGTCTTAATTTTACACTAAGGCACTATTACTGTCAATCGGTGTTACTTTATCATCCATTTTAACTTGTAAGCTAATGCATGTTGATCATCATTAAATTGAATATAAAAATCGTCTGATTTCAATCCACCCCACCAACATTTATATTCACCCTCTAATAGATGTTCACCGAGCCAGGTCCATCTATCCATCACTGGTTGGATAGTCCATTTGTCTCCACTACCTGGTATAGTTTCCTTTATAGTTATCGACACAGGCTCTCTTTAGTAATAATTTGGCCTAGTTCCTCTCCTAAATCTTCTTTATCAGTAATTACGTACATATTGGTATTCCAGCGATCGGTACGCATATCATAAGATTTAACTTCAATAACTTTTCCACCTGTAGCTGAATAAACTATAAGAGTTAATCCACTTGTTCCAGTGCCAAGCTGCATTGCTGCTGACTTGGTCATTCCAACACCCGAAGGCATAGGGCTATCCTGTTCATAATCCCTAGATTTATCAACGTCAATCGCCCATTTGATTACTGCTCGTAATCCTTTTTTAATGTATCTAGTTAGTACCATAATTTCCCCAAGCTATTTTGAAGACAAGAAGTGTTGCTTCATCCTTAAAAGCAAATACTCTGGTCTTATCTGTTAAGTTATAACTATACCAATCAACAAATCTTCGTCCAACAACTTGTGTACACCACACATCGGGTCCAAGAAGTTCTTTGACTGTTGGATTATCTGACGTTCTTATCTTAATTTGAAAAGGCCAGACATCTTTCTTTAAATTTCTCACATCCATCTAAGTTTAAAAAGAGTGGCGTCTTCATCTTCTCTAATTAGAACAGTATGCATGGGATCACCGGAATTGAATCTGTAATCACATTCATATTTGCCCCTCATATTTTCTCTCATCCAATCGACAAATTCTGCATCATTAGCAGCATACACCCAACAAAACCATCCTTGACCACATTCTTCAAAAATTCTGGTTTCACCCTGATACAAATCTTTCAATATATGAGGTACATCACGCCAACCATCTTCATAACGCCAATGATGAACTGTTGTTTTATATTTCATACTCCTAATAGTCTCTTTATTATTAAGAACTCTTCCCACGATTTTTTAAGAGCAGGATATTTTTCAAGTTGCTCTTTTGTAGGTGCTGTAAACATTATTTCCGGTTCTGGGCCAGAACTAGCAAACATTACCCAAGTCGAACCATCCCACATAAATGCATAACCTGTTTGATGATCCATATAGGTGTCACCTGTTAAAGGAGTAAGTGGTTGACTTGAATGCCAGGTTATGCCCATGTCAATTCAAAAAGCATAGCATGTTCGGAATAACGAAATTCTATCGCAAGTCCATCATCGCCACTTACGTTATCCACATACCATTGCCATTCAAAACCTTGATCTCCAACATGTTCTTCCAACCAAGGTCTATAATGTTCATTTGGTTCAGGATCGCCACCTCTCATGAAGGGGCGATTTATTTTATAATTATAGATCACCTTCTTTTCTGTTCTCCGAATGCCATACAGAAAACTTTCCGCCTGGATAACGAGACTCCAATTTTTCTACGTTTTCTTCAATAATTTCATATGGATCATAATTCAATGCAATACATGCATTCATCCAATACCATATAATATCACCTAGCTCACGTTTTAAGTGGAAGCGATTATCTTCATTAAATTCTTTACCGTGAAAGAATATCTTCTTTACGATTTCATCAAATTCTCCACCTTCGCTTGCAAGTCCCATTCCAGCTGTCATTAAACGTGCAGGATCTGTACCAGCAGCATCAAGTTCTCGAATTCTTTGAATGAATAATTCTGTGTTTTTACTTACAGGGCTTGTTACTCCGTCAACGAATATTTTGTAGTTATGTAAAAATGTTTTGTCCATGAAATTCCTTAGTCAAATGTAAGATTCTTTCTTAACATGTTTGACTATTTTATAGAATTTCGTAAATTTGTCAAGAGCGTGATGCTCTTTGGGTTTTGAACCATAATATCTTCCGGTTGCTTCTGTTTCTTCAATTGTAAATCCTGTAGTAGGATTAAAAATAGGAGTAATAGGAAAAGAATTTATACTTACCCTAGTGCCACCTGAAGAAGTAAAACTATACGGAAATTCAATAAGTGATTTCTTTCCCTTTGCATCTTCAAGGATTAAAATTCCCGAATCACACACTTTTACAGCAACATGAAATAAAAGCTCCGCTTCATCATATTTGATTTCTTCTATGGTAATAGGAACCTTAGGAACAGCATGTACAGAAACATGAGTAATCATTCCTCTTGTAGAATAATATCCATTTGTTGACATGTGTGATGCAGTAGTAAAATAAGATTTTCCTGTTCGAATTTCCTTATTCATTAATTCTACAGATTCTTCCCTAGTCATTGGATTATCTGTCTTTTCTAAGACTGTTAAGATTTTAGCATCTGTTTGATAATGGTATTTACGATTTTCAACTTTGATGATTTGTCTGCGTAAATACACCTGAGCTTTCTGAATTCGATCATCACCATTAAGTGGTCCATATAATGATTGAACTCCCATGAATATTCCTGTTAACTTATTCTGTAATAAGACCTTATCACCAATTTGAATTTCTTTAACATCAACCTTACCTTCAATTAATTCAGTATTCTTGGTTGCTTCAATATATGAATCTGAACTGACAGGTACTAAAAGCATTTTGGTTTGGCTATCTTCTCTTGCCCAAACACACTTTTCTTGAATTAGACCTTCGGTAATACCTGTAACATGAAGTATCATTTCCAAATTGTCATTGGTAATTCTAACCAAATAACCACGCGGGTCAATTATAAGCCAAGTTTGATCTGCTGATCCCCAATTCTTTCTGCCTGTTTTAAAAAGAGTAAATCCCGGTAAAGGGATATTTTCGTGTTCCTTTAAGACCTGGTAACGCTTAGTTAATGTTTCTAATCTTTTCTTTTCATTTGAAGAGCCACCCAGTGGTACTACCTCTGCTTCTGGTAGTTCGTGTTTTGCATTTCCTGTATTCCACCCTGAATATATTTGTCGTGCGATATTGAGCATTATTTTGATAGTGTGAGTAAAAGTTTATATTCATCATAGGCTCGTTGAATTGTAGGATTCAATTGCTGAAGTTGTCTTTCCTCAAGCACTTCATAAACCAGACATAAATCTTCTAAAAAATGATTAAAAGATTGAGATGTTCGGAATTTTAAATGATAATCTATTTGACTAAAGTCATGAGGATGGGAAGATTCGATGCCTTGTGAAGCACCGTATCTCCCAAACAGAATGTCACTGGCTCTTTCGAAATTTTCAGTTAGATCCATTCTCTTCCTGCAGATGTTTAATTCTGCGTTTTACGATAGACCGCAATACTACGAATTGCTCTTGCTCATCAGGATTTGGTGTCTCCTTAATAAGCTGTAGATAATTTTCATCGAGGATAGTTGCATCATCAAGATTAGAATTCTTGATGATAACCAAACGTTGTTTTAGCTCTTGAACTCCATACATGATACACTCCTCTTGTGTAATTAACTATTTATACACCCAGTCCAAACTGTATTCTGAACATGGTTGCATCTGTAGCATCTTCGAACCCAAATTTATTGCCACCCAGCATAGTCCATCGTCCCTCAAGATTTTCGACACACCAAATGACAATGCCCTTTCTAGCAATTTCATGATAGGGAAGATTAATATGCGTGAATGTCCAGAATTTTTCCTTATCTTGAATCAATTCATTCATTGGAACATAAGTATCCTTATCCATTTATATCTCCCCATTGCTATTGTTGTATTTTAGCATAAAGTAATGTGTTTTGTCAAGGTTTATAATGTAAAACGGGCCCTTGGGGCCCGTTTTATATATTTCTTAATTTATCGAGCCTTATATGGCACCCAGTCATCCCTTGTGTGAGTCAATCTATCAGCAATAAGATACATAGTAATTGGATTATGTCCTAAACCCAAATGACTTGCACCCGGTACTTCTATATTTTGTGCAATTGGACCTTCATCTTCGATTGAACATTCCCAATGCACGACTCCATCTGTTTTACTGTAAAGTGAAGTAAATGGAACCGGTGGTGGCTCACCAAGTTTCTTTAAAATTTCCGGATTCTGTATGCTTTTATCTTTACTCAAAATTTCGTAAATCTTTCCTACGTTTGTACCTTCACTAATAGATTTGAACGGTGTTCCAAGAGTAATAACTTGGCGAATAATATCCGGACATAATTTAGCAATTTCTCTGCTATAAATACCACCTAAACTCCATCCTATTAGGCTAATTTGTTTTCCGCCATTTTCAGCTGAAACCTCATTTACACGATTCACCAAATCATTCGCTAATTTGTCCATGCCATTTCGTGGACCAAGATTTCTTCCTAATCCCCACTTATATGAAATGTATCCAATACTATCAAGAAAATTTCTTAGATATTGTGTTGAACCATCATTTGCTCCTAATCCAGGAATTACTATTACAGGATGTCCATCTCCACGAGGGGATATAAATCTTAAAGGAGTGTTGAATATTAGTCCAAGACCATATTCGGCCACGCCCCTGACCGCTTCTAATCCTAACAATAACTTGGATGGTTCTTCCATGGTATATCCTTATATATCGTATTTACAGTGTGTGTTAAAAACCTACAGAACTTCCGCATCCGCAAGAATGTTTAACATTCGGATTCTTGAATACGAAAGTTTCACCCATCATATCTTTCTTATAATCAATTTCAGCTTCTTGTAAATATGTATTACTCATAGCATCCACTAATAATTTTTTGTCATCTTCTAATGGAATTTCAAAATCATCTTCTTCTTGTTTTTCTTCAAGAGTAATAAAATATTGAAATCCATTGCATCCACCACCTTGTAATCCGAAACGAACCAGAGTGGCTCCTTCATCATCCAAAATGGAGAGCATTTTTTGTTTTGCTTGTTCGGTAATATTAATCATAGTCTTATATCCACAATATTGTCGGCTAACCCGAGTGCGATTGCCTCAGGTGCAGTTAACCATTTATCTCTATCGAGCAATTCAACAAATTGCTCATAGGTAACTCCCTTGGAATTATGCTTAACGTAGAGTTCAGTAAGTTCCTTCTTCAAGCGAATTCCCTCCTTCAAGTCAATTTCCATATCTGTAACCTTTCCTCGAGTTCCAGAAGATGGTTGATGAATCATTGTGACTGAACGTGGAAGCAAATATCTGTGTCCTGGTTCTCCTGCTTGTGCAATAAAAGAACCCATACTTGCTGCCCATCCAGCAACATAGGTATGAACAGGGCATTTGATATATTGCATCACATCGTAAACCGCCAAACCATCATACACAGAGCCACCGGGTGACTTGATATACATATTTATCGGTTGTTCTGGACTTTCTGCCTCTAAAAATAATAATTGTGCGATAACTATATCTGTCATATTTTCTTCAACTTCTCCAGTAAAGAAAATAATACGTTCCTTCATTAAACGTGAATATAAATCGTACGAACGTTCTCCACGTGCAGTTTGTTCTACTACAACTGGGACTAAATAGTTTTTCATTTTGTGATTCCTATGATAAATAATGATATGAAAATAAAAGATATTCTTAACGAAAGTGCTACAGATGTTGTTGCTCGTTTCTACAAAGAAGCGAGTGCTGATTCTGAAAAATTTTACAATCCCGAAGATGTGAAATATAAAGGACAAAATAGAGAGTATTACGAAAAATATTTCAAGCAATGGTTCAATGAAGATATTGTTCCTGTTTTCATTAAACCTGTCGATAAACCACAACCCGAATATACAAATCATCCTAAAGAAGGTAAACTTCAATCTCCGGGTTATCGTGGGCAACAATATGCGTTGGCTGCGGCAGATCTTCCATACGATCACAAAGTACAGAAATTTATGACTGATCCAGCAAGATTATTAGCATCCCATGTCATGGATGCAGCTAGAAATAATAACGGTCAATAAATATTCATAGCTGCATTTATGCTCGCAGCTAAATCCGGATCGTGATTGTCAGCTTCCGCATTAAACCAATCTGTATTTTTCTGAGCCCAATTCCAGTATGACACAGGAATGTCTTTCATAAGTTCATTCTTATGTTTTCCAAATGGCATACGTTCGTAGATAATTGGTGACATTGAATATTCCAAAACCTGCGGACCATATGGTTGTTCTTTGTCAATAACATTCATGTCTTCCATATAACCTACAAGTGTTTCTAGCAACTTTGCAGTCATGTAGGAATCATTTCCAGCACGGTGACAACGCATTTCAATTGGCACATCTAATTCTAACGCGAAACGCAAATAAGGAAGATTTGTTTCTTCAATGGCTTTCATTCCATTGAAAATCTTCTTTGCTAATCTCCAGGTGCAAATCCATTTATAATGTGTTGTATCGATTCCGTGATTTTGTAATACACGCATATCATAGAAATGGTTATGCGCGACAAGATAACCGCCTGCATAACCATTTATAACTT